TCTTCATCAATCTCAGCTTCGTATCGCTTCTCAACTTGGTGCCATTCTGATTTAATTACTCTCATTTGATTTCTCCTTCTATTTGGTTCACTATATTCATTCAGTCCATCCTATCGTTTCGTTAAACCTTTTCTCTTGCATTGTCTTCTCACCCCATACTTTGCGTGGGTTGCCACACATGACACAATTAGCATTACCACAATTCATGGCATGCATCTTGCCGTATATGTGAGGATTATCTGCAATAAGACCATGTGCTTTTGCAATACTGACCTGTTTTGCAATATTAACAGCGTCATTGTGTAGACGCTTACTGTGTTTTTCTTTATCCGCTGGTTTGCTCATTGAATTTTAACTCCCAATGTGGTGGTGCATATATCTTGTGTTCTCTTATCAATATACGCATGATTGCTGCTGCTTTAACACACAATGCCTCGGGATGGCCATTGACTTCTAACTCATCAGCCAACTCTTTGGCTAATTGTAATTCATATTCGGTCACGATGATTTTACTCCTTTTGCTTCAACTACACGATTTCTTAATTCTGTAGTTGAAAAACTATGCCGTCTTGTATTGAAATATACTGCCATTGGTAAATTGTATCCCGTGAATTGTTGGTCTTTATATTCTTCCCCGATGATACGAACATCAATAGTATAAGAACACAATATATCGATTAACTCTTTCTCAGTAGCATATGGTATCACTTCATCAACATATTTGCAAGCCTGTAACTGGGTAAATCTCTCAAAAACAGACTGTACGGGCTTATTCTTCCAATCTCTATCAATGGTGGGGTCGGTTTGCATACCGACAATTAGATAATCACATTGGGTTCTTGCCTCTTTGAGCATCATAATATGCCCAGCGTGAAATAGGTCAAAGGTAGAACATGTAAATCCGATTCTCATTTTGTATTCACTTTCGTCAACTCAGATGGTTTAAACTTATATTGAGGATACTCAGGGTCTTTTCTGAATTCTCTATGTTTATATATCGGGTTTGGTTTGAATTGTTTCTCACTTGTCCATGATGAAGTCTTATACGCTACATTGGCATTAGCCGCTCTGTAGAGAGATTGAATCGCCGTGTTGATATCAATCATTATATCACCCTTTTTAGTATAATACTGGTAATAATGTACTTATACCAATAAAAAATCCCGCCGAAGCGGGATTCTTAAATATACTCAGCGGGATCTAGATGTGTGACATAATTTATAAAATCAACTGCTTCATCCTCTTCGGTGAAGTGCCGTATAATAGTATGACCGGTATGATTAGAGGTAAAGATTAGGAGTATACTTGATCCGTCTTGATTGACAGAAAACTTGATAATCCAACCGTTCCTCATAACAGGTTGCCATGACATTATTTTAACTGAATGTCTAATATAGTTAGCTGATGGTATTGTTTTGTTCTTCATATTCTCCGACCACATAGTCAGAGAATATTTATCGATTACTTAGCTTTGGCTGTAGTAGGCGATTTGAAGTTTACCAATGAATCAGCAAAATATGTTGCTAGATCCATAGACGCTTGAAATACATTTTTAGTGAATTCTGTTTCAGCATCAATGTATGATTTAGCTAGTTTGTTTAAATCATTGTCGAGAATGACTTTCTCAACGATTGATTTCTTTGTTGTTTGAATTGTTTCGATATAGTTAATTGGTGTGAACATAGTTATCTCCTTTAGACGATGTTAATTAATACCAGTTTTTGCTTGCATATGATGTACGATATTCTTGAAGTGTCTCTAATAGAAACTCAAAATATTCTGCTACTTTTTTCATATGTACCCCCTCTGTTGTTTTCTTTCGAAATCACGGATGTGACTTTCTAATTGAGATGCATCAGTAATATGCCTGCTTCTCAAATAACTTTCCAGCCTTGATTGCCCGTATGCCTTGAAAATTCTTTTTAGGAATTTTATCATAATGTCTCCAAATTGTGTTTGAATTAGTAGAAACGATAATAGTGTTTCTACTTACATATTTATACACTTTTATACTGCAATGCAACAATTTAGAGGGTAAACTTTATAATTTGCCTATGACATGTGCCTTGTGTATCTTGCATGTTACCCATGAATTATAATAATCCTCAGTCAACAAGGCACCTCGGTTGAATATCTCTTGTGTTTCTCTATACGAGCACTCAGACCTACTGGCGCATAGGTAAAGTATCTCACGGTGAAATTGATTTGCACCGTGTTTGGCTACATCATCTTGTAGCTCTTTATTTGAACCATAATAGTCAAGCCAGTCCGATGTTACTCGGACTTTCTTGATTTTGCCTTTGGTTTGTTTGCGGCCTGATTTAGTAAAGAACTTCTTACCAATATACTTTCGGCCGTTAGATAGGTTTGTGATGCAATACACAAACCCAAATGATTTACTTATTAAATCTTCTGTAAACTCAACACCATTATAATGCCACACTATTCATCCTCATCATCATACTCCTCTGATTCAAGTATGTATGCTGAGCAGAATGGGCAATGTAATGGGTTACTTTCACAGACTTCAGGATCATATCTAATCGTGAATTCTGAATTACAGTCTTCGCAAATGTGATGTATCGATGCCATTATTCAGTTGCATTTGCACCACATTTGGCACGTTTCGCATTAGTTAGTTTACCAAAATCAACTGGCCATTCTTGACCTGGTTGTAATTCTTTTGCATTGGCTGGGAAAGCAAACTTGATGCCAGCTTCTGCCTCAATCTGTGGAATAGGTTTACGGAACTTAGTTAAATCATTACCTAGATTAGGATACGGTGCAATGTGTGGAAATGTCCAACCTGCAACAGCACCTGTACTGTTATTGATTACAATCTTATAGAATCCATGTGGCACTAAAACTGAATTGCCAATTACTTTATCACCAGCGCCATAGAATGCTCCAACGTATATAGTAAAAGGTTGGTTCAATTGGACTGCCCACCCTCTGACGGATGTCTCTAATAACTTCCATATTCCCCGATTTAATGATCCGGCTTGCGGATACATGTTTGTCATTAAAAAAGATTCATACTCCACTTGTGCTGACCATGATAAGTCACCATCTGGTGCGGCATGTCCCTTGTCGTATCCTGTACCAACATAATCATCAGGTTTTGCACCCCCTTGTACTGATTGATCCGCAACAAATGCATTAGTGCGTGGGAAACAACCAAGTGCTTTAGCAGGTTCTAATGTGTATGCAACATACGCAGGAATTTTTACTGGTGCATCATATGCCACCAAATAGGCCTCACGGCAGATTGATTGTACTGGTCTTTTTACGCCAGCGAAACCATATGGACTATGCACTTTACATGCATCTACTGGATTGGGTGCCCGTTGATCCCAAGCAAAGGCAACACTACTGAATAGTGTTAGTAATATCAAAAACTTCTTCATATTATCTTTCTTATTGTGTGCAGGTTCTTGTTCTAGTTATTGACCCATCAGGATTCTGCACTTCAGTCCATGGTGAGCAATTTTGTTGCACCTGAACTGGTTGTTGTATTTCATAGTTACAACGTATTCCAGGTGACGCACATGTTGGTACTTGTTGTACAATTACAGGTGGTTGTTGTTTTGCAATCTCATAGCCAATCACACCACCTATTACAGTTGGTGCAACCCAAAACCATGAATTGCCACCACCATGGCGCCAATAACCATGATGATGTTGTGCTGATGCTGATAATGAAATCAACATTAATGATAAAAATAAAATTTTCTTCATGTGATTTTCCTATTTAATTGGCCAATGTTTGTTGAACTTTTCAAAATAGAACATTAGCTCTTCTTTGTCATCATCATAATATTCACCAACATAATCTGATTTTACTTTACTATGTATATTCTCACACATAGCAACCAATGTAATATCAGACTTTTTATAATCCCATCCATATAGTACATCAAGCATCCATTGCCAATTGCCACCTCTGATAATACCAGCTTCAATCAAAACCAATTTACTATATGGTCCTATATATGCGCCTTGCATTAACATTTTTTGTATGTATGGTGCTGGGTCTTCATCTGGATAAGCTACATCAACTGGAATAATAGATAACATCTCACCCTTGCGTGACCATGCATGTGCTAGATGCATGGCTATTGTTGCTGAATAATCAGGCGATGCCATAATCACAGCAGTAGTGCT